CGCGGATCGCGTGGACACCGTTGCGGCGGTGATCATCCGCCGTCATCGTGTTTTGCGCGGTTTTGTCGAGGCCCGACGCCGTGGCCGTGATGTCGCCATGGGTTTCGACCAGATCGGCAGCGACGTAGGCATAGGCGGCGCGGCGATAGAGCGCGATCAGGCGGCTTTCGCCACCGATTTCGGGCGCGGGGCAGTCGGCAAGGGTGGCGTGGCCCTCGGCTTCGCGAAGGCTTCGCCATTCGGCCAGATCCTGATCGATCGTCAGGACCGCGCCGGTGATCGCCGCTTTGAGACGCGCACTGGTGATCGTCGAATTGCCGATGCGCATGGTTTCGCGCAGGTCCGACAGCGTGATATCCGGCCAGAAGGGGCCGCAGGCGACCACCGCGCCGGGGGTGTCGATCGAGGGGCCGGGAATGAAGACGGTATCGGAATCGGACATGGGCGGCCACCGGTGAAAAAGAGGGTGAGGGGGGTGGAGATCGGGAGACCAGCGGGGAGAGAGGTCCCTTTGGCTTCCGTCACTGCCCCCCTCGGCGCGTGCGGGACGCAACGGAGCGCGGGCCGAAACCCGCGCAATCACTTAAAAAAACTCAGGCGTCGGACTTTGAGAGGGCGCGTTCGACCGCCTCGATGTCCTTTTTGACGCCGATCTTTTTGTCGAGTTCGAGGGCGCGTTTCATGCGTTTCAGCGCCTCTTCGCGCGCGGCCCTGAGGCCACCGGCGGGGCCATCGGTCTCTCCGCCTTCGATGGCCTTCGCGCGGCGCATGAACAGCAGGCCCATAGCCTTATTGAGTTTGGCCGAGACGATATCGACGATGTCAAACAGGGCGGTGAGTTCCTCAACCCTTTGCAGGACCTCAACCGGGAAGGGGTCTAGATCATCCGGGGCGGCGATAGCCAGCGCATCGAGCGCGGCATCGGCCACCAGTTCACGGATCAGGGCGGCAGGCGAGCGGCGGAAATTGTCCGGCAGGGTCAGGCCGAAACGCAACACATGTTCAGCCAGTTCAAAGGCGCGCGGGTAGTGATCCACGTCCTTAGACGCCACATCGAAATGCCAGATCATGAGGCGCACGAACACTTCATCCTGAAGGCCCTTGCCTTCGGTTTCGGCGGTCAGGATGACGGTGTCGATGTGGTCGTCATAGTCACCGATAATCTGAGCCTTACGGGTGATCTTGCCTTCGGTGCTTTCGATCGCCTTCAGCTCACGCATGTGTTCGCCGAGTTGCTGCCTCAGAAGGTCATAGGCGGTGGCCATGGGACCGGTTTCGGGGCGCGCGGCGGCAACCTTTGAATTAACGGCGGCGCGGATGGCCTGCGCTTCGCGGATCTTGGCGAGGTGGCGCATGGAGGGCGAAAGGCGGGGCATGTGGCAGTTCTCTCTCTCGGGTCTTAAAAAGAACAGGCGGGCCGAAGGATCAGCCCGCCTGTGCATGGTGTGGCGCAGGCGGGGCCTTACGCGTACGCTTCGATATTTTCGATCAGCACCACGTAATCGGTATCTTCGATCACATAGGCGTCGTTCGACGACTGATAGTCTTCGATCTGATCCATCTCAGGCACGTCTTTGATGTGGCGACGGTTTTTTCCGTCCTGCTGATAGATCGACAAATTGTCGAATTTGGTGATCAGAACGGTGCCAGCCGGGAAAAATGGGACGCGATAGGCCGGAAGGTTGCCCAGGCGTTTAGAGGCCATGATGGTGTCACGGGCCAGTTGCTCAGACGGATCCTGCTCCTGATTGATCAGGGGGAAATATTTGTCATGGAGCAGATCGGAGCCGACGATGACCACCAGATCGGGATCATTTTTGGCCCATTCCGGCAGGCGGGTCTGAGTGGCATCATAAACCAGCGCGTCGAGGGTGGCGTAATCCGCCGCCGCGTCGCCATAGGTGATTTTACCGGCAACCCCGCCTTCGTCGAACACCTTATCGGGTGCTTCGTCGCGGATTTTTTCGAGCCAGCCTTTATTGACGTCTTCGAGGTTCGGGTTCTCCACGCGGTCGGTCTGAGCCGCCGCGCTGGTGCCATACCAGCCGATGCGGATACGGTCGAGCGCCTGAAGGCGGACGATGTGGCGTTGGACACGGGCCTGAAAATCCGCAAATTTTGCCCACTGATCGAGGGTGGCGTAGCGGATATGCGTGTCGAAATTCGTTTGAACGCACTCATATGTGCGACCGTCGAGGTTATGCGGGTCGCGCGTGGTGCGTTTGGTCCCGCCCGCCGTGTTCGAGCGACCGGCCAGAGTGCCGGTGACGGACAGGCCCAGAACCTCACCCTTCATCTCTTCGACGGTGACGAAGTTGATGCGGTTGAGGAAGTCGGAGGATTCCTGTTGCTTGTCGATCAGTTTTTGCTGGACGGACGGGGCAACGGTGAATTTTTCGGACGCCGAGGCCACTGCCGACAGCAGGGCGATCTGCGAGACGAAGGCCGCGAAGGCGAGGCGGGTGCGCGAGTTCATGTTTCGGCGGTTCCTGAGTTTAAAAAAAGAGAGCGGGTGGTTAGGCGTCGATCAGCACTCGGCCTTGATCTGGGGGGCGCCCTGATGGCCGGTGGCCGGGGCGCGGGTGAAAGCGTTGGGGTCGGGGGTGGTTTCGAGTTGCGTTTTCAGGCGGGTTTGTTCGGCGCGCAGTTCGGCGATGGCGTCATTCGTGGCCGTCGATGAAGCCTCGATGGCGTCGGCCATCGCCTTCATCCCCGTGAAAACCTGAGTGGCGAAGGCGGCAACCGCATCGGGTTGTGCCGTTGCGGCGGAGGTCTGAACAACCGGAGCCGCCGGGGTCTGGGTCTGAAGGGTGCCTTGAGCCTCAGGGGCGGCGGTCAGCTTTTTGAAAAAGTCAGCGACGGCGCTGAAGGCCGTTGCGGCGGCGTCTTCGTCGAATTTGAATTCGATGGGATCTTCGCAGGTGAAGATCAGGGTCTTGTGGACTTTCGAAAACTGCAGACGTTCGGTGCCGATCGAGGCAGGGCTATCGGTGAAGGCAAGGCCGACGAGGCCAAACTTGCCGGTGCCCGCGAAATCGGGAGACAGTTCGATCGAGGTGTAGACCTTCTGGTCGGCCTTGTTGAGTTCGATGCCGCGCGCATTGGGCAGCACGTCGGCATAGAGACAGGTTCGCTTTTCCGATCTGCCATTGAGGATCAGGTTGTCTTCCTGAAGCGACAGGCCGACGACATCACCCACCGCTCCAAACGGCTTGTCACCCGACAGCCCGCGAATGTGCTCGACGTTGGCGCGGATTCCGTACGTTTCAGTATGGAAGTTATCGACCGCTTCATGGAGCATCGACGGCTCGATGGTGCGGCCATCGACGGTCGTTCCGGAGACGGCGACGCGGAATTTTTTGGATTTAACGGCCATCGGGGGCGACTCCTGATCAGATTTTGAGGGTGGCGTCATCGCGCGCATAATCTGAGCCCAGAGAGCCTTGGCCACGCGTCGAATAGCAACGCAGGCCGATTGTCAGAGGCCTCAGACAACGCCCGCGCCTCACGCGCGCGCGGGGTGGGGCGGCATAGTCCGGCCCATGGCCCAGACGACCGGTAACGTCAACCCCTTCATCAATTTCGATCCGCACCGGCAGGCGCGGACGCTCTTTTGGTGCGGGTACCCGGTCTCTCAGATCGCCGAGGTGCTGGATATTCCGCGCAGCACGGTTCAAAGCTGGAAGGACCGGGGCCGGTGGGATGAGGCCACGCCGCTGCAAAAGGTCGAGGGCGCGCTTGAGAACCGTCTGGCGCTACTCATCGCCAAGGAAGAGAAGACGGGCAGCGATTTTAAGGAAATCGACCTGCTCATGCGGCAGATGACACAGGCCGCGCGCATCGGTCGCTATAATGGCGGGGGCAATGAGGCGGACCTTAATGAGAAGGTGGCCAATCGCAACAAAGGTGAAAAGAAGAAGCCGCGTCAAAACCTGATCGGGCCGGAAGATCAGGCCAAGCTGATCGCCGCTTTCGATGAAGGCCTGTTTGATTATCAACTCAAATGGAAGAATTCGACCGCGTTTTCGACGCGGGCCATCCTCAAAAGTCGGCAGATCGGGGCGACCTATTACTTTGCGCGTGAGGCGGTAATCCGCGCCATTGAGACCGGCAATAACCAGATATTCATTTCGGCGTCACGCGCGCAGGCCAATATCTTTAAACGCTACATCGTCGATTTTGTTTACCGCGAGACCGGCATCAAGCTGACCGGGGATCCGATCATCATCGACCGGGGGGACGATGCCGAAGGCAAGCCGTTGCCGCCCGTTGATCTGGTGTTTTTGGGGACCAACTATAAGACAGCGCAGGGCTATCACGGCGATGTCTATATTGACGAATTCTTCTGGATCCATGGGTTTGAGGACATCGACACGGTGGCGTCGGCCATGGCGTCGCAGAAGTTCTATCGCGTTACCTATTTCTCGACGCCGTCGACGATCCACCATTCGGCCTATGCTCTTTGGTCGGGAAATCAGTTTAATCAGGACCGCCCGAAGGCCGACAGGGTGCGCATCGACATCGACCATGCCTCTCTGAGAGACGGGAAGCTGGGCGGGGATGGGATGTGGCGGCATGTCGTCACCATCGAAGACGCGCTTATCGGCGGCTGCAACCTGTTCGACCTGGACAAGCTGAAACTCAAATACTCGATCGAGCAGTTTGAGCGCCTGTTCATGTGCGAGTTTGTCGACGACAGCCGGTCGGCCTTCCCGCTGTCGCTTGTCCGTGCCTGTCTGGTCGACAGTTGGGAGGTCTGGAAAGACTTTGAGCCGATGGCCATCAAACCCTATGCGGGCGAATGCTGGCTTGGCTATGACCCGTCGCAGTCGGAAAACGGCGATCAGGCGGCGCTTGTCGTCGTCGCGGCCCCGAAAGACGCGAAGGCCAAGTTCCGGGTCATGGAAAAACTGCAGTTCCTCGGCAAGGATTTTCAGGAACAAGCCGCCGAGATCAAACGGCTCAAAAGCAAATACCACATCACCGAGATCGCGATCGACACGACCGGCATGGGGGCGGCGGTCTATCAGCTCGTCAAAGAGTTCCATCCGACCGTGCGCCGGATTGATTACAGCCCCGTGGTCAAGAGCCTGATGGTGCTCAAGGCTCAGAACGTCATGCGCAACCGCCGCCTTGAGATGGATCAGGGCACACATATGGACATAGTGGCGGCGCTGGGCTCGATCCATCCGGAGCAGACCAAGGGCGGCAAGATGATTACCTATGTCGCGCGGCGGTCAGAAGAGACGGGGCATGGCGATCTGGCGTGGGCTCTGCTCCATGCCCTTTATTGCGAGCCGCTGGAAAACACGACCGGCGAAAATATCAGAAAATCGAGAGTTGCGAGGACGCGCGATGACAAACTGGAAAACCAAGGCCATGGCGAAGGCCGCCGGGCGAGACGACGCCGCGCCCTCAGTGGCCAAGGCGCGCGCCTTCACCTTCGGAGAGGCGGAATCCGTACTGGACGGCGGGAAGTGGCTCAGTTACCTCGAAATCTGGCACAACGGTCGATATTACGAGCCGCCGGTCGCGCCGCGCAACCTGTCGCGGTGCCTCAATGTCACGCCGCATCACCGGTCCGCCATTGCGCTTAAAAAAAACCTGCTGGTTAAATGTTTTGTCGAGCACCCGCTCTTGAATGCCGAGACGTTCGACGTGTTTGCGCTGGATTTTCTGGTGCAGGGCAACGCCTATCTTGAGGCCGTGCCCAACCGGCTGCGCGGGGTCGCCTATCTTCGCCATGCGCTGGCGCAACAGGTGCGGGTGGGTCTTAAGCCCGGTGAGTTCTGGTGGCTGGGCTATGGGCCGACGGATCAGTGGCAGGAGAGGCCGTTTACCCCCGGCTCAATCGGCCATGTGAAAGAGCCCGACCCGTCGCAGGAAATCTATGGGTTGCCGGAATATCTGGCCGCGCTGCAGTCGGCGCTGCTGAACGAAAGCGCCACCATCTTCCGCCGCCGGTATTACGATAACGGCGCTCATGCCGGGTTTATCATGTACGTGTCTGAGGCGGGGCTGTCTGACGAAGACGCGGATGAAATCTGCGATGCGGTCGAAAGCGCAAAGGGCGTGGGGAATTTCAAAAACCTGTTCCTGCATGTCCCCGGCGGCAAGGAGAAGGGCATTCAGATCCTGCCGATCAGCGCCGTCACGGCTCAGGATGAGTTTTTGAACATTAAGGCCACCACGCGTGATGACGTGCTGGCCGGGCATCGGACTCCGCCCCAGATGATGGGGGTGGTGCCGTCGAACACCGGCGGGTTCGGCGATGTCGAAAAGGCGAGCCTGACCTATTTCGAGAATGAGATCATCCCTCTGCAGAAACGGATCGCCGCGCCCATCAACCGGTGGGCCGGGCAAGAGGTGATCCGCTTTGATAACTCTGATTTTGAGGCCCGAAAAGCGGCTCAGGGTCGGGTGGGGCAGGGGGCGAAATAGCCCCCACGGCCTGTATGTGACCGCTGCCCCATGCCCTGGCAGGCTTGGAACATTTAGCGAACAAATCAGCGGATCACAACATCATGGAAAATATATCACCGGTTTTACCCGTGCGACCTGCCGCGGCCTATTTCGGCGGCAAGAAGAACCTGGCGAAACGCCTTGTGGCGCGGATCAATCTCACGCCTCATGACGGATACGCGGAGGCCTTTGTCGGTATGGGTGGCGTCTTCTTCCGGCGCGACCACAGGCCAAAGACCGAAGTCATCAATGACTTCTCTGAGGACGTGGCCACCTTCTTTCGGGTGCTTCAGCACCACTATGTGGCGTTCATGGATCTGATCCGGTGGCAGATCACCAGCCGGGCCGGATTTGAAAGGCTCTTGGCCATGGATCCGGCAACGCTGACCGACATGCAGCGGGCCGCGCTCGTCCCCGCCCCTCGCCCGCAGGCTTTTCATACCGGAAAAGACGCAAAACCTGCCCAGCCGACGCATTGGACGGAAAGGCCATAGCTGCGATTTTGGGCGGACGCAAAAAAGCGCATATTTGACAGATGGTTATGGGTTGTGTGCTCCGGGGTGGGATTCCGGTTTTTTGATCTCTGTGGGCTGCGGAATAGGGGGCGGTCGGGAAAAATCTTACCTGTATTACCAGATTTGGTTTTTGATAATTAACTTAATAAAATCAATAATATAAATGTATGATACATCCTATTACCTGACATTACCTCAGAGGAGGAAAAATCTTACCTCTTTGAATTTAAACAATAAAATATTGATCATATGTTAGAAAATGTAAGCCTTACCATGTAATGAAGAGGTAAGAAAAATGTTAGACGTTTTTCTTAATAAAATCAGTGATGTAATACAGGTAAGATTTTTCCCGCGCACCCCCAGACATTTTAAAGAGGGGGTGATTTGTATCTATTATCGCCTGATTTCAGTTATGTCAGGTTCCCGCGATCACGCTCAAGGCGATGAGGTCTCAACATTGTTGCGCGCAAATCGCGCGCAAATCCCTTGCCTGAATAAAAAACGGCGTCCGCGATATGCGGAACGCCGTTGTTTTTCAACAGGAAATGGTGGAGCTAAGCGGATTCGAACCGCTGGCCTCCTCATTGCGAACGAG